GTGTTGGATACTAGGGACTGCCACATAAACCAATCGGCTGTAGGCTTTACGTTACCAGACTGATTTGTAAGTGCGGTAGTAGTACCAGCAGCTGCACCGGTGTTAACATCGGTTGGACGTAAGTACACCTGTAAGTTCCAGTCTACTGGGTTGATAGCAGTATTAAAACGTTGCTGCGAACGGTCTGGGTTTGTACCAGATTCAAGTGAAGTGATGTCCTGTGTTGCGGCAGATGATGTAACAGCGAATCCAGCCAATACTTCGAGTTTCCAAGTATTAGAAGGAGTCATAGCTGTAACAGCTGCGCCATTGATCAAGTCAATGGTTGAAAAGAACACTTCTGAATTTCTCTGTAGATTAAGAGACGCCATGTCTTTCTCCTTAGTTTTCTAACCGATAGGTTATTTGTAAATTGACCTCTGCTAACCCATAAGGTTCAACGAGTCCTTCGTCAACAGTTATACTTTCTATAGTTATATCTTGTATACCTTTTGTAGGACTATCTTCTAATGAGTAGATGACATGCTCTATATCTGCTAACAAATCATCTGCGAGGCTTTGGGAATTATCTTCTCCATAAACGTATGCTCTTATAGTAACGTCTAACGTTGCTACCGTCAAACTTAAAGATTCAAATTCACGAATTTCGGCCCCAGCTGCCAGATAAATCGCTGGGAAGTCATTAACTTCATCTAAGAATTTTACTCCTCGATAAGCATTATTAAAAAGATTTAAATTATAAGTGTATGATGGGTTAAAAGTAGATGTACCACCATCAATTAATTTGAAGTTAGTTATTAAAAAATCAACAATTTCAGATCTTCGATTAGTGGTCATAATCTTTTCTCTCTTATAGGATAGTACTTTTTACCAAATACTCTTTGTGCTACTTCTCTAATAGAATTAGAAATCAGTAACGACACTTTATATTTATCTTCGTGTATAGCGTAGATAGGATCATATTTAAAATACATTTCTGATCTTCTTTTATTTACAGCAGTGATTAATGTTGATTGTACGAATCTACCTGTTCTATTAGTCAAAATTCCAGGAGTCGGATCAGGAGGCCCGCCTGGTTGTCCTTGGGGCATTCTCTGCTTTATTGCTCGTTGAACAAGGGTTGTTAACTGAAGTTCAGAAATAAGCTCTTGTTTTTCAGATTTTTGTTTTTTAGGTTCTCTAATTTTAGAAGTATTTAAAGCAGTTGAGATAGGACCCATCGGACGTTTATCACGGGCAAAAGAGTAAACAAACTCTTTACCTCCTACTGAAGGGTCAAATTCAGATGCAACTAATAAAAGTTCAGCAAAAACCTGAGTGAAGTCGTTTTGGTTTCCTTGCACAAATTTACTGACAGATCCTTTGCCTGGTCCTTTTGTGAAATAAGTTATTAATTGTGTAGGAAAATTGTCAGCAATGGCTTTTGTAAGTTGGGTAGTCACTTCAGCTGCTTGTGACTCAAGAAACTTCATACCTCTACCATTTAATTTATATACTATTGAGTTAGACTTTGAGGAGGTAAACTGTGGGTCAATAAACTGTCTAAAATTAGCTTCTCCTTTACCCTTTATAATAGAACCAGAAGGGGTAAAGATTTGTAATTTTTTTGCTGCCCCAGGTACTAAAACAGTAGTAGCTTTACCATCCACTCTAGTAAGAAATAAAAGATTTGTAATCTTTTGGTTAAAAACTTGTCCTACTTGTTGTCTGTACTTAGGATCCGATTGTTTTAAGAACCAGTCTTGTAACACACGTTTATTTTGTTTACTGCCTGCCTTTTTACTAGCCTCATCAACACGTTGTCTTAGTGATTTTACAACTTCTTTACCGGGACTTTGCTGAGTAATAGATTCAGAACTTTTATCAGCTACAATAGCCTGCTTAAGCTCTAGGGTAACTAACCCATCTTCAAGAATTCCTCCAGCCCCTCTTTCTCTTTGCGCCTCTACCAATTCATTAACTACTTTATCCCCAAGAATAGGACGTAAATCATCAATTTTTGCAAAAATATCAGGAGCAGAATCTGCGTTTGTGAACTTATATTTACCTTGTTTAGATCTATCCCCTAAAAAACCTTTAAAAGGTTGTAACCATTCAAATCCAGGCCGTATTGTAGCATCCCCTGAAACAAAATCAGAAATAGGTTTTAATAAAATTTGTCTGAGTTTAGGGTTTGGTTTGTAAACGGCTTTTTTTATTTGTTCAACAGCTTTTGTGAACTCTTGAGGAGGTTTACCATCAAACAGAATTTGAATATCAATATTCATTACTGAATCCTATATAAATCTAATATACGTCTGATGTGTGGAGGAAAATTACCTGCTAATGGATACTTATCTCCACGCTCGCCTTCAAACGAAAAGCCTTTCTTTTCTTGATCTTGCTTATAAATAAGTTTGATTACGTCAAGTGTAGCCATCTGGATATCTTGGGGTACTTCACCAGACTCATATCCTGCACGATATTCAACTTTAACACCAGAAGGATAAGGCTGGAAAGAAGGAGGTCCAGACAGTGTCATAGCTGGATATGAGTTGCGTAGAGTAGGATATGTACCACGTACTCCTACACCGCCTACATCACGAGTTACTTCACCCATATCACGAGTAAATGAGTATTCATTAATTGCGTTGTGGACATCTTTTCCTTCTGTAGCTTTGTTTTTGCCGTCAAAATGGATCAAAGTAACAGTATCATTATCTGGTCTAAAGCGCTTTGTTGGTGGTGTAAAATCTTCTGCATAACGTGCTTTAGAAGAGAAACGTACTTCATCAATATATCCAGCAAAGTTCCCACCAATCTCTACATTAGATGTAAATGTATGATTAGATACAGTATAAGAAACATTGTTATGGGTATTGCCATTATAGTGAAGATAAAATCTCTGTGATTGTGAATGATAAGTAAAAGCTAAATGCGCAAAATAACGTGCTGCATAGTTAGCTGTAGCTAGTGTAGTATTAGGACCTACTAATCTTGTAGCTGACGCTGCGATATTAGATTCAAAAAACATGCCATTTGCAGAATCCAAACCAAATTCCATATAATTTGACGCATCTGTGTTAAACTTGATCAACGTATTAGTAGGTAAAGACGCAGAATCACTGCGCATAAAAAATTCAACTGTAAAATCACCCTCTTCAAATTCTAATTGTTCTGGAACATTACCAGAAACTATAAAATCATTTAAGCCTACTTCTAAGGATGATACTCCAAAGTTTTTAACTCTGGAGTTTAAATGAGCATCATTCCTAAAAACGATACTCATCTCATCTGTACCAGACGGATTAGGTCTTCCTATGGTAGAAGGGTCATCAAGAATATTATCTTCAACACCATTGTATTCTGTAACTTGATATACATTAGACAATGGTAGACGGGAAACCATCACAGATGACTTACCTCCGTCAAATACCTCAACATAGTCATTAGCTAATACTTCTTGTCCGATATAGTGTTCTACCATACCAGTCGCATAGTTAATAACATTAGCAAGCCTTGCATCTTGAGTATTGCTTGAAATTGAAAGATAATCTTTTACTTGAGCTAAGTCCACAAAAGGGTACTTACCCAAGTTTTCTTCAAATCTGTCTACCATAGAAACCACCTTTAGTTAAAATTAGGACTCGTCTTCGTCCTCTTCATCTTCTTCAGAGTCGTCCTCTTCGTCCCACTCTTCATCTTCTTCATCCCATTCTTCTTCTTCATCATCTTCGTCAAGTTCTTCTTCGTCTTCAAAGATTTCCTCTTCTTCGATCTCAACTTCTGCGATTACTTCTTCAGGGATCTCATCAATTGATGCTGCGTCTGGGGTCCAGTTTGCAAGCTCTTCATTTGCTACATCAACACTGTAGCCGTGTCTTAAAAGATATTCACGAGCTTCATCAACGGTTTTGCACCATTCAGGAATTGCATTACTCATTTTAATTCTCCTTATAATATAAAGGGAGGCGATGACCGCCTCCCCCGAAAAGTTTAACAATTTAGTTAGCTAGAATTAACCAGCTTCAACTGTTACTGCGTATGAATACTTAGTAGCATCCAGAGCGCTGCT